CTCATCAGCCCAAGAAAAAGTTTCTGTAATTGACGGTCGAGTTGTTGTTTATGGGACGGCTTATCTTGTTACATATTTCAATGACCACTTATTAGAAATAGCAGAAAATTGCTATTATTCTGTTAATGTGGATTATGATGGCGCTATTATTTCGTTTTACTCCTATTCAGAAAGTGGTGAGATTAATGGGAGAGAAGATAAACGTATAATATCCATAGAATCAGATAATTCATTTAAAATGAGAAAATATGGGCTGGCTGAAAATAACGATAAGACTTTTTATAAGAAATGAATACATCTGAATTCGCTCTAATTAGAATAAGCCGGGATTATTCCCGGCTTTGTTTTACAGTACAATCACAGTTCCGTCTTTCTTTATTGAATACTCGCCGCCGATTCTTACGATATTGAGCACGGCGTAGTCTTTGGCGGTGATCTTGGCCCGTGCGCCGTGCATCAGGATTATCGTATGGATGAATTTAGTCCCTGCCGCTTCTATAGTAGCATCTGTATCTCCGACGATACATACGTACTCTTTACCTTTGAGCGCGATATTTCCCGCATCTACATATACTCCCAGCCTTTCTAAACTGTCTCGGTTCTTTCTGAACACTTCGACCGAGGGGAAGTTGTGGTCTTGGCAGAACTCGATCCCTTGTGGGGTAAACATCAGTTTGATTAGCTCGGGGAAGTCTTGGACGCGGTTTATCTTTTTACAAGCGCCCGTTTGTAGTGCCATCGCCCGTATGGCATCTACACTCTTATTGTGTTGGGTTGTCATATATTTTCTGTTTCTGCGACCCTGTTTGCTGGGTTGGGTTCATTGAATTTTACTGTCAGTTGTGAGGTGGTAAGGTCTGCGGACATCATGTAGCTGCCTGAATTGCCCATGTAGGTCAAATGGTAAATATCCGCAGATATTAAAGGTACGCTAATGTCTATTTTGCCTCTTTTTAGTAGTTCTATAAAACTGTTGTAATTCGCCGTATGCTCTGCAAGCGTGTCGCCGAAGATCACGAATGTAAGCGTCAGATCGCGGGCGGCAACTTTCGGTTTTTCGGGGTAAATTACCTGCTTGCCGTCCTTTTTGGGGTCGTCATTCTCTACAAAATCTTTGAGGCTTGCCGGTGCTCTCAGACTTGCAATGAAACCCGATCCCATTGTGATACCCATTGCATAGGCATCGTAGCCGTTTATGAGTAAATCCCTTTTCATTTTCTTCCGTTTAATGCTTTATCTAAAAATAATTCGGCTGTATCTATCACATCATAACCTTTAGAGCTGACAAAGCCGGCGTAGTACATGCCATCTGCGAAAATAATGCTTGTTCCGGCTTTATTTTCTTCGTTGAGTACTTTATTGGTTTCAATGGCCGCCGTCGGATCTGGATGATTTTGGTCGCCAATAAATCGCCGTTTTTCTTTGCCTTCATAAGTAACTACGTAACCAAGGGCGCTGCGTAAGTTCCATGTGTGGTTTAGGTAGTCGCGTTTGCCAGATAGTAGCCGAGCTTCTTTCTGTCTTATTAATGCCTCCCGAGCTTTCTCATCCATGAAATCCACGACCTCACCTTGAATGCCGTCGATGAACTTGCTTAGGTCTGATATGTCTTTTTCAATCTTCATGGTTACAATTCACTCGTGTTACGTTTAATCGCCGCAATATCTTCTTGGATGCCTTGTAATGCAACTCTCATGGCTGCTGTATTGCCGTTTATTTCCACAATTTCCATGTAGGTCATCACAGCATATCGGAGCAGCTCATTATTTACCTGTACGCTTGCGTACATGGCTGTTTCAATATTGGCCATAGACGTTAAAAGACCGATTATTGATTGCGTCTGCGCCATTACATAGCCGCGGATGTCGGTAACCTTGCCTTGAATGTCCGTGAATCGGCCGTTTAACTCATCGCCCGTATCTTGCGACATTGTTTGAAAGCCTCTTTCCGTGGCTTCCTGACGAGCTGCGCCAGCATTCCCAAGTAATTCCTTTGTTTCAGCGGGAAGGCTGTCCCAAATAGCTTGAAATTCCTCACCAACTTTGTTGAGATCGTCAGCAAAGTTTCCCATGGAATCAATCACACCGTCAATCCCGACAAAAACTCCATCCTTGAACCATTTGGATTTATACTGGTCAAAAATATCTCCGATACGTTCTTCAACAAATTTGCTGACTAACATTTGTTTCATGATGTCAGCAACAATTTCGTCTACCTTTTCACCCCAGGCCTTAGCGGCGTCCTCACCTTCTAAAAACGCTTCTATGAAGGCATCGCCAAGCTCTTTTGCAATATCTTCTGCCGTGCCGCCGATAATAGTTTCTACAACCTCATTTATTACTTCAGCAGCTTCTTCTCCAAGTTCTTGAATTTGACGTTCCCATTCTTTTATCTTTGATTTGTCCGTTTTTTTCTTGTCGTTCTCTGCATTAATCTGCTTTTGAAGCAACAACTGCTGTTCTGCAAGATTGTTAAGTTTATCTCGGGTATCACTAAACTTATTTCCCCCCAGAAGATTGCTGTCTGTATATTTAAGGTTTGAATAGGCATCTGCTATACTTTTGATTGCCTTTTCTTCTATTTTAGCCGCATTGATTCGCTTAACGATGGCTTCCCCGAAGGGGCTTAGTTTTCCGTATGCGCTCAATATCGCTTTCGTCGCATCATTATAAGCGTCTTTTACCTTCTGAATAGCATTAAAAGAATTTTCTTGGAGCCGAATTGCATTGGCATTATCCAATTCCCATTGCAGTTGCTCAATTCTACCTTGCAGTCGGTCTATTTCCGCTTGTTTTTCATCATCATTATTAAATAGGCTGGCTATTTTAGTTGCTATTGTCAATACCGCTTGAATAATAGCAAGAATAACGGATGCTCGCTCAACAGCTTTGATCGCACTGGCGGCGGTTGTTGATGTCGTTGTAATAGCTGCCGCCGACGATTCAGTAAGAGTGACAATGCTGCTAATCATACTGGCTGCATTAGTTGCAATTTCGCCCGCCGCACTAATGACTTCGCCAGTAGTGCCCCCAACGGCATCACCAATACCCTCGAATCCATCTGCAATATCACCGAGTGTCCTCTCTAATCGCTGCCATTTCTTGATCGCATTATCTTTGGGGGCTAATTTTGTACTCGAAGCAGCTTTATCTACTGCATTAATTTTTGCTTGCGTCTGATTGATCTCACCGCGCAATTTCTGTCCTTGGGCACTATCTGATGAATCGAGGGCATTATATTCGGATTCCAGTGCTTGTAGCGATGCCTCCAGCTCTGCTTTCAGGGCGGATAATTCATCCATGGTCTTGCCTGTCAATTCTCGCACCCATTGCCCGGCTTGTACTTCAATTTCTGCTACTGCTGCATCTCGCTCGGCTTCAAGTGCCTTCCGCTCTCCAATGCTGCCAGCATTTTCGATCTTACGGTCGTAAATGTCTTTTGTAGCTTGTAGTTTTTCCCGGAAGGTTCCATACGCTTTCAAATACTCGTCCCAAGATTGTATATTCTTATTGATTGTAGATGCCAACCCTTCGGGGCTTATCGAAATAGAAGAAACGCTTGCCCGTTCTTCAGTACGCTGGGCATTATTGGCATCGTTCAAGGCTTTTATTTGGGCTTGCTGCCCCTTGGTCAATTCCCCACCTTGCAACTCCCTGATGCGCTCCTCTGCCTCCTGTATGGCACGGGCGCGTTTCTGGTAGTCAAGGTCTATTTGCGCGAGTTTCTTGGCCGTGCCCTCCTTCATAGAATCTACTTCGGCCTGCAATGCATCATCCCGGAGCTTTTGCAATTGCTTGGTGAGCTCCTTTAGATTGCGCTCTTGATCGGATGCGGCTTTTTTTGCTGCGTTTTCGGCCTCTTGGCGGGCTTTTTCCGCCTTTGCATTAAGTTCATCCGGCGTTAAGGCGGTGTACAGCTTTTCTGCTGCGGGGGTCAATTTTTCGATGCCGGCATTTATCGCTGCAATAAATGCATCGACATCACCTTCATAGCCTTCGTTTATACGCTTCCAAAGGTCATCACCATCTTTACTGAGATTTGATAATTCGTTAATAAAATCATCCCTAAACCTCCTTAAATTTGCTTTCGCCCTTTCAAAACTTGCAGATTCAGAGGTGAGAGAAAATGTTATTGGGCCCTTCCCTTTGCTGGCTTCTTGTGCTGCAGCATATGCTACTCTGTATTCTTTTAAAGCAAGAGAATAGTTGGTATAGGCATCCCCTGTTTTTTCAATAAGTTTTAAACTCTTTGCGTCCTCTGTAATAAGTTCTTGGGCGGCTTTCGCCTCTGCGACCTCGATAATTGCGTCGCGCAGGTTTTCATAAGCACCGACAGCATTCCCGACCATAACCTGTTCCGCAGCCATATTGCCGAAGTAAGCGGGGTATATGTCTTGCAGTTTTTTGACCGCTTCGGCTCTTTCTTCATAGGGCTTGGAAAGGTCTGTCGCAGCCCTATACAGCAGGTTCAATTTGGTTAATTCGGATTGAGCCGACACCGAACCTTGAGCCATAGCGGAATTAAAGCGTTCGAGTGCAGCGGCAGAGGCGTCTATCGTCGTTTTACCTTTGAACAGCGACGCTACCCAGTTGGTTATCTCCTTGCCGTAAAGGGTAAGCACGGTTACGCCGGCCACAAGCAGGGTTTGCCAGGAGAAGATCGACGATGCAATCTGTTTCCATACGGGCGTGAAGGTTTGCCCGGCTTTCTTCAATTCATCAACCGATTTCTTCGCCCGTGCTATTTCATCGGCCAGCATCGGCAGGTTGTTGGATATGGCGGAAAAGAATATTTGCGGGCCATATGCCAGCGACGGCAACTCGCGGGCAACTTGCTGAATTTGGAATCCCAGCATATTGAATCCCGAGGCATAATTGCCGACATTGCGAGTATGGACGCCCATCGACGCATCCAGTTCTTTGATCTTCGTGTCGAGCGATTCGATGTTTTTAAGCATCGTTTGCCCTTGCGCCCCCTCACGTTCCGCGTCGCTCATATTTTTATACACCGCACGCATACGGGTAAGCGCCTGGGACATTTCGTTGATCGAGCCGACGGCGGCCTTCTCCAATTTGATTTGGTTGGCGAGCTCCCGCTTCAATTGGGATATTTCCTGCTTGTATTCCTCGATAGATACGGCAGCGTCCAATACTTGCGCCCTTTTCTTTGCAGACAATTGCCCGTTCTGCTGCTCTTCCTTATTGAGCGCGGCGACATCCGCTTTTAATCGTGCGATCTCATTCGAATATAGCCTAATTTGGGCCATTGCTTTTGTTTTTTCGTCGTTAGCGGCTTTTAGCTCACTAAGCAGGTCATGATGTGCCGCAGTTTCGGCCCGGGTAGCCGCTGTTCCTGCCGTAGAGTTGCCGCCAGCAGTTCCGGTCGTGGCCGATGCGGCAGCCTTGGACGCCGCATCCATTGCCTGCTGCTCCATCTGGGCGATTTTGCGCATTGTCTGCTCGACACGCGCCTCCATCTCGCCAATTTTGCGGTTTATGACGTCGAATTCCTTTGTGCTGTCCGGGATTTCGGCCAGAACATGCCGCAACCGCTCAAGCATGGTAATAAAACTCTTGAGTTTATCGGTTTCCGCGTTTATTTTGAATGATAATGCGCTCATTGCTGCTCTTTATTGCCTCTTTTCTTATTGCTTCTTCTTCGGGCCATATCGGCGCCCGATCCCTGCACTATTTTTTCCTCGTCCCCTACGAGTGTGCGCACCTTGTCGGTCATCATGAGGAGCATGGTAGGGTAGTTTATGCCCTGGAAGGCTTCGTTGTAGGAGATGTTCAATTGATCCATCATCGTTGCGATAATGCCCGTTATCGTATTATTCCCGACGGTTTCAGATACTGTTTTCCGGCGTGTTTTGTCGATCTTCACCGAATCGAACAAGTCTTTGCCCGATACGATGTCGGCTATTTTCATGGTCGCGGCGGAAATCTCTTCACAGGTGGCATACCGCTTGGCGTACCACAGGAATAGTTTCTGGCACCATGAGTGCCGGAAAAGCAGCCTGGATATTGTTTCCATGGAATATTTTTGCCTTCCGGAGATCGAAACGTCTATTTTCCCTCCGGCGAATGCCCTTGCCAAATCTTTCACGAACGGCTGGTATACCCGGAATGTCAGCACCCCGAGCTTTACCGACGCATGATGCGTATTCAACAATGACCTGGCGACAATATCCGCCGATTTACTCATGGTCTTTGGATATTGTTGTGGACAATCCCTCCATTACGGCTGCAACCGAGGCAATATCCTCAAGGGGTATCATCAGCAGTATTTTCTGGTAACAGTCGAACAACTCGTTGAATGTGCTCCGCCTCATGAATCTTCGGCGTAAAAACCACACCCTGACACCCGCGAATATGTTGCGGCTGCCGACAACCGCCAAGGCTATACTATGCGCCATCGCCGATATACATGCCTTACTCTCGTCCGGATCTTTGTTGACATCCCGCGCCGTCATGATGCGCGTTGCCGTCATGGGGGACATCTTGTATACAGTGTATCCCTTCGATGCGATACGGATACTGATAAACTCCAATTTCATAAGATTGATTTTAAGAAATAGGGGTGAGGGGCACACGCCTCCCACCCCTGGACTGCTGATTGCTTGGAGGTTTTTATTCGACGTCCACCTCCGAAGAATCGAACCAATATTCCGACGAGACCGCCGTGTTGTCGGGTTCCAGGGCAGCAGCTGCTACACCGATACCTACGGCGCCCTCATTGTTGGTGTTGCGGGCGATAACCGAGGCCTTCGGAAAGACGCAATACTGGTTGTCCTCCGTTAGGGCGATCATGCATTTTTCAATGCGCGTGACACCTCGCGCACGCTTCCATGACGTCTCCGACCCCGTGCCGCCCATGAAAGCCGCCTTGGTTTCATAGTCGTATTGCCCGATGGTAAACGACATCTGGATGTTACCCATTTCGGTGTCTTGGCGATATACGCCATTGGTGAGTTGGTTCCTGTACTCCGTGGTAGACGGCTCCTCCTCTTCGATGCTCCATGTGTCTTGATGGATGTTCTCCACCTGTTTCGTGCTGACATCTTTAATGATGGTTGCCAGAAGAGTACCCGTAAGATCTCCTGTGACCTTCGCAGGGTCTGCATAATACAGCTTCTTGATTCCTACTGCTATTACTTTTGCCATTGTTTTAGTTGTTTTTAATGTTTAATACTCTGAATAGTACTCTGATGTAGATATAGTGGCATCCGAGGTTCACATCTTCTTCGCGGCCGATATTCTCATACCTGTACCTGTATGCGGATCCGTCGTAAGTGCCGTACGTCCATTCCTTGAACCTCGCCTTGGCTGCCCGTTCGAGTTCGTCCAGCCGTTTTAGGTTCGCTTCCCCTTTGATGTCGGGGACACACAGGTTTACAGCAACAAAGCAATTTTCCCAATACGTGTCCGGCGTCTGCTCGGGTGGTGTGATGACGACGATACGCTCTCTATCGACTTTCCCCTCGGGGATCGCCCATGAAGTGTGCATGTCTTTTATCCCAACCCCCTTACACGCCGAGAACAGTATGTTACGCGCGTCTCCCGTTGTAATCATATCCAAAGGTCTGAAGCGTTGAAATAGTTGTTTACCTTGGCTATTGCCACTGTACCTTCGCCCCGTACTGTGCCGGTTGCCTTGTCAATGCATTTCACGTAACCTCCTTTGGGTACTCCTCTCCCTTCGTAGACGATGTGGTATTTCGATTGGCGTACCTCTCCGTTCTCTGATACAAGGCGGATGGTTGTGTCGTCGTCGCAACGACAATCACCTATTTCCTGCCACGCATCACTTTCGGACATAGCTATCGGACGTCCCAGTTCGTCGTATTGTTTGGGAGGATCGATCCTCAAATAGAGTATGTGGGGCG